CCATTCGGTATCCCATATAAGCACTACCTGTTGATTGATTCATACTAGGAAATGTTGTTGCATTTTTAATGGCAGCTTTATGATGACCGTGTATTGGTTGTGTTCCGCTTTCTTTTACAAATTGATGTGCTCTCATTTCTCTTACCGCCTTGTTAACATCTTTTATTTTTTTAGCAACCTTTTCTGGATACTGTGATAGATAGTGTGCCACCAAGTCAAAAAACGGCCGACCAGAAACTAGCGTTTCAGCAGGAACACCTGCGGCTTTTGTAAATGCATCTCTATCACCGCTACGAACTGCGTTACGCAATTCAGTAGCCGAACTTAACCTTGGAGTTTCTTGTTGTTTAATCTCGTCAAACTTATAAAATCCATGTGCGGCTTGTACTCCATTATATTGTTGAATTGTTTTAGTAACCCACGCTTCGTCAGTAAAACATACTAAAGTTTTAGCATCTGGATGTGATTTGAAACAATGGCTAGCAAGTGTTAGCCAACTTTGTTCAGCCATTAAATGTCCTTCGATGCCTGGCCATATTGTTTTCATAGCCTCAATTTTAATTTCATAAGGCAACGGATCTTTTGGGCCTTGCGTATCTTTGTTTGTTCCTACATACCAATATGGCAATTTGCTAGCCATTTGCCAAGCGGCTTTATGACCCTTATGTGGAGGGTTAAAACGACCAAATATAATACCAATTGATGAGCCGGTTGTTTTTTCTTTATCTTTTGCAATAGCTTTTGCTTGCGATATAACTTTAGTCTCTGGTTTAGCAATTGCACCAACTTCTTTTTCAGCATTTTTGGCAACAGATTTCCCGCCCATCTTAATGAGGTCTTCAATACCATGAGCTATACTGCCGTACCCTTCAAACATTTCTCTTAATTTCATTATGGCACCCATTGCGGCAATACTTCACCGCTCTTATGTTGTACATCGTGACGCGGAACAAATTTTGTATGCATATCACCACTTGTATCGTACTGTACCCATCCTTCTGAATTAAGCACTTTTATTTCTGGAGGTGCCATTTCGAGTTGAGATAGCAATTGATTTTTAAGACCCATAATTTGTTTGACATATTTAAACACAATAGTTACACCTGCAGGCACTATGTTTATGCGATTTCTAATGTTGGATTTCATGCTATCGCTTTTAACCATACCAGCCGCACCTTGCTCAATCCAGTTCATAAAGTCATCGCCTACATTAGCAAGTTGCCCGCCTTTAGACTTTTCATTCATGTAGCGATAGATAATACCTTTAAAATTTGAAACTTTAGGAATAGGTGCAAGAAATGCTTCAATAGTTGCTTTATCTTTAGTAAGATCTTGTTCTATCTTATCTATTGCTTTAGTATCTATCTTTGGTTGTTCCATAGCATAGTATGGACTTAATACAATTAACTCTGTAGTAGGAGTCATATATTTTGTAAAATCTGAAACAGGTTTTTGTGCAGTATCAGGAGCTCCAAATGTATCAAAGCTACCATGTGCCGCAACCATAGCTTGTGCTCCATCTGCAATACGCTTACCAAGTGTAGAATCAACACTTATATGATATTGTGTTTTGCTTTTTAAATTTGGATTTAGTTCATAAACGCCATTTACTTCTTCGGGCGGTTGTGTAAACAATCCATCGGCATAAAAATAAATTTCTTGGCCTTTTCTTGGAACTTTAGTTGCTGTTTTAAATATTTCGTATAAATGACTAAATTCAGTTGCGAATTGCTGACGTTCTGCTTGCTTCTCCGGAGGAAGCCCTGCTGTGTCACCACTTTTATTTAGAATGAAATTATAGATACCACGGACACTGGTAAAATCACTTATATCACTAGTGCCTGTACCACCTCTACTCCAGCCATTATGTCCGCATAGGATAAACTGACCATCTTTAGTATATCCCCAGTAGATTTGAGGAGCACCATCCCATTTAAATCTTGTATGTTTTGCACTTGCTGATCCTGCCATACGTACATGTTCAAGGGCTTTGATTACCCCAGAGGTTCCGTGCAAAAATGCAAGATCTTCTACGTGATTAAACGCCCGTCCTACTTTGGCCTTAACGGGCTCATTGGATTCACGAACAAAGAGCTCTCTTAATAACACGGTTAATCCTTATACTTGCCATCAGCGATATGTTTGCTAACATCTTCTTTCATCTTTTTGCAGACTTTTACGCATGTTTCTTCGTCTAACGATTGGGGCAATTCGCGAATGGGATATTGTTTAATATATGCTTCGTAGCTTTTTTCTACAGCAGGTTTAAAGATTGATGAATTAAACGACTGATTTGCTTTAGATCTATCCACACATTTTGCAATACTTGGATATACGTGGCGACGATACACATTATCGTCGTGATTCATAAAATGTACTAAATCTTCAATAAGGTCATAGTTGATTTCACGGCCATTCTCAGTAGGATTTACAAAATCTAAATCTTTGAAATGTCTATTTTCTAATAATTCACGTATACGCATTATAAAGCCCAGTTTTTAGCAAAGATGGAAATATACTCCACCGTTGAAGTATTTATCGCAATTGCGTTCAGGCTTTATCTTTGATAATTCGCTCTATCTTGCTTATACAGCCGCCCAGATGCATTTTAGCCATTAGCAAGTTATTATCGCCTGTGATGTAAAAGTAACTTCCGCCCCAACTGCGTGGTTTTAATAAGGCCTTTGCACAAGATTTAGTTAGTTTTAACTTACTATTAGAACCCGCCCAGTCTACAAAAGCAGTACAATCTTGGGAAGTTCTACCAATAGTTACCCTGTAATCAAAGTTGATCTTGGGCAATATAATAGTATCTACGTCTAAAGTAGAGTCTGTTGGCGGCTCGCTTATATACTTTACTTTAGAGTTGTCTATCTTGGCTAGTGCATCCACAGCAGACTTGCTATTAGTATATACATTTACCCATGGACTTTCAACCCGTATATCAAAATCTGATAGCAATGATAGTTCATGTTGAAGTTTTAAAGCATAGTCTAAATCTTCTTTAGTTCTAATTATATATCTACTTCTTACAAACGAAAATTTATCATCCTCCAAAAATTCTCTTTTAGCTTGTTGTAAATTTTCTAATATAGTAGTTGAATCAGCAGATCTAAACAATGACGCACCGGCACATACCAGCACAATTTTATACCGGTATGTGCCGTAAAACAATTTTTTAGTTAGTTTGTACTGCATTATCTACGATTTCAACAGATAGCAATGGAACTTTAAGTGTTTTAGGTTTTGCCGCCAATACTAACTTGTCATCTGCAACACTGATATGCAACCATCCGCCATTCTTCAAGTCACCGAACAACATCATACGAGCAAGGTCACGTTTAATTTCTTTGTCAATAACACGTTGTAGAGGACGAGCACCCATTTTGCTATCAAAGCCTTTATTGATTAACCAATTGGTAGCTTCTGCATTGATTTTAATACGGATGCCTTTTTCTTTAACTTGATTACGCAACTCATCGATAAATTTATCAACAACTTTAACAGTTGTTTCTTTACCAAGTTTGTTGAATGTAATGATAGCATCTAAACGATTACGGAATTCAGGAGTAAAGAACTTCTTCAATTCAGCATCTGTATAATCCTTATCCTGGCTACCAAATCCAATCTGGTTCTTTTCGCTTGCTTGAGCACCAGCATTAGTAGTTAGAATAAGAACAATGTTACGGCAATCTGCTTGTTTTCCATTTGAACCAGTAATAAAACCATTATCCATCATTTGTAGCAATACTGTGCTAACATCCGGATGCGACTTTTCTACTTCATCAAACAATAGAACAGCATTAGGGTTTTCTTGAATCTGTGTAATCAACAAGCCTGCATTATCTTCAAAGCCAACATAACCTGGTGGGCTACCGATCAGCTTACTGATACTGTGCTTCTCTTGATATTCACTCATATCAAACCGCAACAATTTAGTACCCAAGTGTTTTGCTAGAGATTTTGCGGTTTCAGTTTTACCGCAACCGGTAGGGCCCATGAATACAAAACTACCAACAGGTTTATTCTCTACTTTCAAACCCGCTTGTGCAACAACAATGCGATCAACAATTTCTTCAATAGCTTTATCTTGACCATAAACGTCGTTCATTAGATTACCATGTAATTTAGACAGACTTATACTTTCAGTTTCCATAACTTGCTCTTCGGGAATAGTGGTCATTTTAGCAAGTTCAAATTGAACTTCGCGTTCAGTGATGACTCTTTCATCTGCAAGTTTAAGATTGAAACGACTGCAAGCTAGATCAATTAAGTCAATAGCTTTATCAGGCAACTTTTTATCTGCAAGATACTTAACGCTCAACTTAACAGCGGCTTGTAATGCATCATCTTTAATTTTAACATTATGAAATCCTTCGTAGTATTTTTTAATACCTTTGAGGATTTGTAATGCTACTTCTTGTGTGGGCTCGTCGATGGTAATACGTTGGAAACGACGCATTAACGCACGATCCTTTTCAAAGTGCTTGCGATATTCTTCCCAAGTAGTACTGGCAATAACTTTAATGTTACCTTTACTTAACGCTGGCTTCATCATGTTAGCAAGATCGTTGGCACTATTGCCTGCTGAACCGGCACCGCTAATCATATGTGCTTCGTCGATGAACAAGACAGTTTTGCCTTTCTTTTCTAGTGCTTTAACAACATGTTTGAAACGTTCTTCAAAGTCGCCGCGATATTTGCTTCCAGCCAACATGGCACTAATATCCAAGTTATATACAGTATAGTCTTTTAGAAAATCTGGAACTGCACCTTTAACAATATTGTAGGCTAGTCCTTCTGCAATAGCAGTTTTACCTACACCGGGATCGCCTACAAGAATAACGTTATTCTTGCTACGACGGCCCAAGCTCAGTGCAATATTTTCTATTTCTTCAATACGGCCAATAACTGGGTCAATTTTATTTTTCTTAACTTGTTCATTAAGATTAGTTGTAAATGACTGTAGTGCTTTATTCGATTGCGGTGCATCTTGCCCGCCTTCTTCTGGCTCTTCGCTTGTGTTGTTTAAGAATTCTGCAAACTTATCGCGATCAATACCAGCTTCTGCAATATAAAAGTATGCCCAACTACGCTTCTCGCCCATCATAGCAATGAACACATCTGTAGGTTCAATACGTTGGCGTCCGTTAAACAATACTTGAGTGAACGCACGATTAAGTACACGTTCTACGCTTTGTGTTTTCTTTGGTTTAACAACTACATCTTTGACAGTAATTTCATTGCATTCTTTATGCAAGTAATTTGTCAATGCTTTTTTAAGTTTGTCTGGATCTGACCCAAACCCTTGCAAGCAATTAAAAAACGATTCCTCCATAAGCATACACATCAATAGATGTTCTATTGTAAGATACTCATGATGAAGTTTTTTGGCGGTATCGATGGCTTTTTCGAAAACTGCTTGTAAGTTATCACTTGGTTCTACCATTTAATTTCCTTTGTAATTGCATTAATATTATATTGTACACTATTGATTCTGTATGTCAATGTATTCGACACAGATTAGTATTTGTTTATTTGAGAATCTAAATCTTTTAATTTTGCAATTAATGCAGGATCAGTAACAGTTGGTGTTTTAATATTTACAACAGATACAAAGCGACCTTTATGTCCAGTATTTACATTTGTAAATCCAGTACCGTGGCTGGCAAATTCTGCACCACTTTCAATACCTGCACGAATATCCAATTCCAACCTTTGGCCAGAAATAGTTAGCACAGTTTTTCTGCAACCAATCATAGCTTCGATAGGACTGACATTAATAGTAGTATACAAGTCATCCCCTCTTCGACTAAAATTAGCATCTGGTTGGACAACAATGGTCACATTAAGATTACCACGGGGCATTTGCGGTACGGTATCATCGCCAAGTCCTTGATAGCGAATAGTTTCGCCATGTGCAATACCCGGAGGCACGTTGATAACAACTGTTTGATTTTTACCGCTTGGTAATCTATAATTGGCCTCAAGTTGTTTACCGAGGTAAGAATCCAACAGTGTAATTTGACATTGTATATTTAAATCTCGATTACGTCGAATCTGTCTGCCAAATATATCAGTAAACGGACCACCACCAAATGGTCCACCTCCGCCGAACATATGTTCAAACGGATCGAACCCTCCGTTACCAGTGTGGAATCTTACTTGCGGCCCGCCCATTCGTTGTTGATCATATTCAGATCGTTTATTTTGATCACTGAGTGTATCGTATGCTACACTTATATCTTTAAACATTGCTTGGTCGCCACCTTTATCTGGGTGGTGTTTATTAGCCAAACTTCTGTAGGCTTTTTTAATTTCGTCTGGGCTCGCATTTGGCTGAACCCCTAGTGTTTGATAGTAGTCAGTCATAGTTGGTCTCGTAAAAATAGGTCAGTTTCATAATAGTAATTATACTATCTTAAAACTGACCTGTCAAGAGTTTGATTACTTTTTCTTGTCTGGAACTGCTTCGCCTTCAACCTTCTTGTGAGTTTTGATTTTCTTACAATCTTCGGCTTGCTTACCAGTTTTCTTATCCATAACAGCTTTACCTGCTTTGTCAACTTTTGGTGTACAAACTTCTTTAACTACTGCTTCGGCATGTGCCATATTTGTAGTGGCTAATAAACATACCAAATAGATACTTGTTAGATATAATATTGCTGATAATTTTTTCATTTTAATTTCCTTTAAATTGCTGGTTGTCCAAAGTCTGGCACAATTTTCTTTCCTGATGCTGTTGTTGCTGGAGGTGTGCTTCCAAACCCGCCTCCGCCAAAGCTACTTGGTGCCGGTGTTGAACCAAAACTTGTGCTTGGGGAACCGAAGCCTCCTGCTGCCGTAGAGCCAAATGCTGGTGCCCCGCCCGCAAATCCTGTTGCTGATGTGCCTGCTCCGCCATTTCCAAATCCTCCTGTTGAACCACTACCAAATCCACCTGCAACATTACCAGTCATGTTTTGTGTACTGATAGTTTGCGTTGATGTTGGGTTTGCAGCCGTACCTGCTAGTTTTTCTTGTGTGCGACCGAATGCACTAATACCTAGAACAGCACCCATGGCAATATGGAATAAACCTGCACCCTGTAGTGTTAGCGGATTCCATTGCGTAATTGGCATATGCATAAATGCTTGTAGTGCTGACCACAAGACTGGAAATATAGCCATATCTAACATACAAATAATCATGTACATCCAACCCATTGCTGGCCGCCATAATTTTTGCATCCACTCTGCTCCACCACTGCTGTCTTTTTCTTGTTCGTCCGCCATTGCTCGCTCCTTTATAGCATACTATTATTTATGGCTTTTTATCAACTAAACTTGCTTGGTAAATTGCGGCTTCTTCAGCTGCTCTTACTTCTAATAACAGTTCAGTAGCCACAGTTTGTGCTTTTTGTGCCGCATCTATTGCTGCTTTATGTGCTAGATCAGTTGCTTCGGCTGCACGAATTTTTGCATCGGCTAGTGCTTTTTCAGCTCGAGCAACATCTTCTACGGCTGAATCTGCATAGCTTTTAGCATCTAAAAACAACTTTTTAAGTTTTTTTGCGGCAGCTTCTTCTACTCGTCTAATAAAACTCATGATTATTTTCCATTGTATATTTTTTGTTGGCCATTATACCATACAATCCAGTCATCCACTTTGGCTTTACAATCATAGTATAGAGCGTAGTTATCGCTCACAACATCTATAATGTCACTTAATTTGTCAACCTTTGGATCAACTTGTTTTAAATCTGGACATGCTTCCAGCAATTCTTTAGGAACTGTTGGCCATACTTGTTTAATGGGTACAGGATCGCTCAAGCACCCAGTTAGCAATAATGCAGGAATTAATAAAACTAAACGCTTCATTTAGCTTTCTCCGGATTAGTAGCGGCTTTGTTAAGTATCTCGGGTACTTTAGGATCAATTTTACAATCTTTATCAATTACTTCTTTTTGTACCTGAATTTCAGTTTTTATCTGTGTACGATATTCAACTCTAACTTGTGCTTTTTTCTTACGCTCTACTTCTAATTTATTACTAAACTCTTCGGATTCTTTTGCCTTACGATCTGCAATTTCCTGTGCCACACGAACTTTTTCTTCCCACATGGCTTGCACGCCTGCACCGCCATACATGAATACACAGGCCAGTGTAAGTATACCAGATACGGGTTTGATAAATTTAGCATAAATGCCTACACCTGGAAAGTGAGATAACACTCCGCTCAATAAAAATACAACAAGTGCAGAACCTGCACCAACCAACCAAAACCAAGATGGAATGCTACTTAATACAAAGTCGATCATCCAACTAAACATGGCTTATCCTTGTAGAACGTGAATAGCGTGATTGTAGTGCTTAATGCGGTCTTCTAATCCAAGTGTTCCGCCATTGATGCGTTTAGTCAATGTTAGCATGTCGCCCGCATCTGCCCACTGGTTTAAGTTATTAGCCTCCCAGAACCATGCGGCACTTTGTACACATCCTTCAAATGTTGTTAAGTGCTCACTGGCTTCGTCTAGGCTAATTTCTAAACTTTGTGCATAACGTGAGTAGTTGTCTTTACCAGTCAACTGAATAAGTCCTCTTCCACAAAACTTCCAACCATCGCCTGATTCTTCTGGACCATTGCCCATACGATTAGCATAAGCTCTGTTGGCAATCTTTTCTGGTTGTTGTGCATAAGCATTAGCAACATCCATATTAGGGAAATATTTGGGCCAAACTTTACAAAGACTTGCGGCTTTGTAATTTAAGTTTTCTTTAATAGCACGATAGCCGCCTGATTCGTGTGCTGTTTGTGCAAGGAAAGCCGCTACACGGGGAACTGTGTTGATTTCATAGTCTGGCAATATTTCGCATAGTGCTTCGTACCAATGCTCGGCATAGGGATTCTTGCCAATAATTTCTTCAAACTTATGTTGGGTAAAATTAAATTCAAAACTCATTATAGTGTCCTTTCTAGTGCAACGGCCCATCCGCTGTTTTCAAATACAAATGTGTTGCCAATTTTATTAATATTATAATTGCCAATAATTTTAGTTAGAAACATAACTTCAGCCATGTCCTTACTTTCCATCATCATTGGGCCTTTGATTGAATTGTATACTTCTTGTTTTGGCCCACTTTCAAGTATTTCAAATTTAATAGGGCCGCCGTATGTGCGTTGAAACAAAATAGATTCGTCAAGTAGTTTAATATCGTTAGCATAACTGTTAACAAAAAACTCGCTAAAATTATCAATGCCGTTACGTTCAGTTGCAATTGTATAAGATTCTTTATCTAGAGGAATTACAGCACGTAAATTTTCTTCTGTTGCGTCTTGACTTTTAAAGTTTTTAAAATATCTAAAACGCATATAGTCATGCCCAGTTAATAAGTTAACACCTTTGATAATTTCTGATATTTGATCAACAAGATGGCGTCCACGTTCTAACTCAACAAATACTATGTAATCACCGTCGTCGGTTTCTCCAGGAGTGATATCTGCATCCAGTACAAAATCATATCCCATCTCAATAAAATTTTCAAGATCTTTAGCAGGATCTTCTTGACTAACTGTAAAACTTAATACAACAACTTCTTCGTCATTGCCAATTTTACTTTTGTAGCAGTCAACACCAAACACCTTTTTAACAAGGTATTTTAAATCGTTTGCTCGTAGGCTTTCATTTATATTTGTCATAATAATTATACTGGTGCGGGTGCTGCCCCAGCCGGTGCCGCTCCTCCTGCTGGTACTCCTGCAGATGCTGGCCCAGCGGCAGGCATTGGAGGCGGAGTTGTTGGTGCTGTTGGAGAACCTGCTAACGGTGTTCCTGGTTTAGGAGAAGTATTGCCTTGTTGTTCAGTTTTCATCTTGTCCATATAGCCACGATAAATGTCAAATGCAATCTTTTTAGGCATCTGTATTTCCACAATCCAAATAGGCTTACGATCTAGTTTACCTTTTTTAGCACCAGGTCGGAAATCTTCGTGTGTACGGATTTTACGTGGCTCAAGCAAATGACTCTTTTGATACTTGATTTTACAGCCTAAATCCATAAGACGTTTTCCTGCATCCGGATCGGGCATTTTATCTTGGGGCCACATAAAAGCGGCTGTGATCCAGTGACGATCCACTTGTGGGCCGTAGGCTAATTCGCCATCTTCCCAGTTTTCGTAAACATACGTATCCATCTCATCTAGAACCCGTTCAAAATCCTTTAATACAGCAAGGCTACTGTTATTTTCGTATAAGTCTTGTATGTTTTGTATTACGTCTAATATATCATGCATTTTATAAGTCCTAGAAACTTCTATACTTATTTAGCTGGTTCAAATACATAACGTATTAGTTTATTATTTTAGGAATACAGTAAATACTTATGTAGAACCACTGTAGTAATCAGGGCGGTCACTACACGTTCTACTTTTCCATAAAAGTAGGAGCAACTTTAATGAGTAAACAACGAGTAACACAACGAGTGAAAAAACGTTTTACATCAGAAGTTAACATAATTGACTTTCAACCATATCTTCCTCAGAAGAAGCAACGTGTTGTTATTTCAGCACGTAACGCTAATCAGAAAATATACCTCCAAAAATTACAAGACGAAGAAAAAAGCATTGTTCTTGCTATTGGTCCAGCAGGCACGGGTAAAACCATGTTAGCTGTACAGCACGGTATTAAACTGTTTCAGGAAGGTGTAGTTGACAAAATCGTTGTGACAAGACCCGCCGTTTCAGTAGATGAAGATTTAGGATTTTTACCAGGTACGCTAAATGAAAAAATGGCACCATGGACTCGTCCTATTTTTGATGTATTTGCAGAGTATTATAAGCAAACAGACATAGCTAAAATGCTAGAGGAAGGAACCATAGAAATAAGCCCCTTGGCCTATATGCGTGGCCGCACATTTAAAAATGCATATATTATTGCAGATGAGTGTCAAAACACCACTGTCAATCAAATGAAAATGTTATTGACTCGTTTAGGAGAAGGATCCAGAATGGTAGTCACAGGAGATCTAGCCCAAGCAGATAGATTAAATGATAACGGACTCATTAATTTTTGCAACCTACTAGGAAGCCAACGAAGCCTCAAACATGTAGATATTGTACAGTTTGATCATATGGATATTGAGCGTCATAATGCTGTTAAGGAGATATTAAACATATACGGCGACTCATAAAAAAAGGACCTTCGGGTCCTTTTTATTATCCCACTTGTTCTACCTTGACTCCTGATTGTTCAAGGAACAACACACCATCACTACTACGATAGCTGTCACGATAGAATACATTACGAATACCGCTTTGAAATATAAGTTTTGCACAGTCCATGCATGGCATATGAGTAACAAACAATACAGCCCCATCACCTGATTCTGTACTCTTCGCAAGTTTAGCAATAGCATTAGTTTCTGCATGTAACACCTCTGGTTTAGTTTTTAATCCGTATCGAACTTTTCGCCCAACATCGCCTCGGAATTCTTCATAAGGATATTGCTTGTCAAAATCTTCAGGACTGATCCAACCGCCCGCACCATTATCCCATATCTTGTCTTCACAGTCGTTATCCCACCCTGCCGGCATGCCGTTATAACCAATAGAGATAATTCTATCGTCTTTAACAATAATGGCACCAACGTGTAAACGGCGAGCATGAGAAAGCTCTGCGAATGTCTCCGCAGTTTTCATGTATGCATCAATTAGTCTTTCTTTCATTTTAAATTTTTCCATTCCTGTATTAATGTATTAATACACGTTTTAATTTCTTCAAAATTTTTAGGTTTTGGCGTAATTAAAAAATTACTATCAAAAGTTTTTATATTTTCGTATACTAGTCTTAAATTGCATTTTATTTTACACATTTCTGTTTGGTGAAATAGGACAGCGTTTATGTCAAATTTCATTCTTTTTAAATTAATGGGAACATTTATATTTTCCAAATCATAATTTTCATTTTGAAAATAGTGCCATCTGTTCACGGTGTTGGCTATATATTCGCTAGATATTTGATCAATTATATTGTTTCTAGTAATACCTATTGTAAAACATTCATTATTATCTATCATACGCTGGATATGATTAGGATATTTTTCTTTAGTTCCTACTATAATTTTTAAAATATAATTATTACTAGTTTTTGAAAATTCAGAAAATTCAGTTAGACTTCCAAGATTTTGATTAGGTTCTTGAAAATATTTCAGATCTTTTCTTATATTTTGAATATAATAAGCAAACGGAGTAGATCCGCTCCTTGGCCCAGAAATTATTACAATTGGTAATTTTGTTATTTCTAGGATCAATAAGTCAAGATCTTGGGCCATCACTATTATAAATGACTTAATCTGATTAGAGTTGCAGCCAAATTAATTTCAGCATCACTTACTAGCGTATGATCAACAAGTCCTTGCTTGATAATAAGGATAGCTTTATCTTGTGTTGCTTCATCTCCAAAAATTGCAATGTTATCATACAACCATCGATAGATCTCTTCCATCTCTTCCGGGCGTGCTTGACTACATACCAACTTACGTGCCTCGCTAATCTTACCAGCTTTAAACAAGGTAACCATTTCCAGCTTATAATCTTGCTCTCCAGTATCACCTTTTTCTGGACTGTGCAATGCACCTCCGAGACTATTCATTTGTACAGTATTGATGCACTTACGCAAATCGGGATAAGTTGCCTTAACAAACGTGTCTAGCGTGTCAAGATCAAATTCTACATTCTCTTCCATGAGAATGGTAGCCACACGAGCAGTAAACTCAGCAACATCAACTCGCTCAATGTGGAATCCTTGACATCTGCTGTGGAGAGCAGGGATAATGCGATTAGGATAATTGCAAGTAAGTATAAAACGAGCGGTCGTATGGTATTCTTCCATGACACCGCGAAGTGCTGCCTGTGCGTTAGGTGATAAGTAATCTGCTTCATCTAATAATACTATCTTAAAATCCCCAAATGGAATCATCTGTACAAAACTTACAATTTTATCGCGAACATCTTCGACGGAGTTAGTACGACTTGCGTTAATCTCTAATACATCTAAATCATTTACTTCTAATTCATTAAACAGAATTTTTGCCAAGGTTGTTTTTCCAATACCTGCATTGCCGCTAAACAGCAAGTGAGGAATGGATTTTTGTTTAATCCAAGACTCAATTTGTTCTTTTTGATGATTGTCCCTAAACACATACCCGTCAATTTTACTTGGACGATACTTTTCTACCCATAATTCTTTCATTTTTAATCCTGTAATGTTGTTTCATTCCATAATGCTCTGTAATAGCATTGATACTTCTTTCAATGGTTCCTTCTACCATACTACTATCGTAAGTAGTATATGCAATATGTCTAATCTCGTTTGTAGATTCTAACACATTAATAATGTCTTGGACAATCAACTCGGCAAACTTTTCATGATCAAAGTTTGAGTAAGGGTTATAACATTCTATTGCTAATTCTTTAATTCTTTCGTTCATACCAGTTCCTCAACAATACCTAACACTTCGGCTAGGATAAGTAATATGCCTGCTGTAAGCACATCTCCGCGGATTAATCGAATACCTGCTCCAATTCGTAGTACGCTTTTTACAAGGCTAACATAAAAATGCCCTTTGCTTGTATCTTTAGGTTGTATTTCCATAATAGATCCTTTATACTATTGTACAGGTGAAAACAGGGCTAGTCAATAGCCCTGTTACTCAAACAAATTTAATTATTGTTCGAAACTTGGTCTAGCAAATGAAGCTGGATCAAACTCGGCATGTGATACTTTACTATGCGTTCCAAATGTATCATCAGCGGGTTTCTCATCAGAGACCATCAATATACCATTTGGATCAGCACGACGAATTGTAATATCGTTCCCATCATCGTCCAGTACTGTAAATCCTCTACTCCACCGACCATGCTCAAGCAGTATCCAATCACCAGGTTTCACATCTTCTTGTTCTGGCCCAACAGAATAAACTTCTCCCCAACGATGGCGTACACCTTCACTCTTGCCATCATCGCTAGGCAGTACAATTCCGCCAGCGGTGACACGTGCCTCAAAATTCATATTGATAATAACAATATTATTTCGAATTGGTTTTAGTTTATTGAGTAAAACTTTCTTGCTCATTCGTTGCCTTCGGGATCCATATCGGCTACGTTCTTTTGACGGACATTGACTTGTGAAGGAGTAGATGTTGCACTAGCTTCACGAAGTACTTCTTCCCGCTTTTTAATAATGCGTCCGCCTGGCCCAAGTTCGTCGCCACGTGCGTTTACTTTTACATTGCCGACAGCAACAGTTAGCTCATTTTGGCTAATCAATTTGTTCATATCGACGATTTTACCTTGCATACTTCGATGCACTTGTTTAGGTTGTTCTTTCATTGCCATAGCAATCTCCTTGTGTTATATTAGTACTTATCTCAGGAATTCCCGCCAGTCTAAATTATATTTGATACTATTAATCTGATGTACTCCGATTATGTATAAAACATAGCTAGACACGCTACTTCCACGCCCAACTCCCCAGACAATGTTGTTTTCTGTACAAGTGTCCACAAAGTACTTGAGCCAGCGTAATAAATCCAGCATATCGCGTTCTTTATATGCAGATAATTCTTCCTCTACCCTTGTATGTTCCGGATCCCATGGTGGAATTTGATCATACAGCCATTTTTCAATATCAAAAGTTTTGTACTTTTCCGGCATAAACCAATTTGATTGGCAAGCCTTATCGTAATCAGAAACTTCAAAATGAGTTTCGTAAGGTTCTAAAAATTTAAAACCTAACTGTGTTTCAAGTTGTTTAACAGCATCGGTGCGTTCGACAAGCATGGTGTCATCGACGTTAAATTCATAACCTTGATATAAAGAATTGAATAGATCTTGTTCTGTAAAGATAGGATTACTGTATTTGTCTGTATGCATAACCCATAGTTTAGCTTACATTAATAAGTTTGTCAAGACCTTTATCACGTGTGTTCATCATCTTTTCATAATCTAACCGTTTACGTTTGTCCAATTCTTCTTTATAAGAATCAAGCACAGCAACAATTTGAGCTTGTATTCCCGGGTTATGTGTCATAAAGTATTTGCGAGTTAGTTCATTAATTTTTGACTCCAACTCTGGATCCTTCATGCTACCTAAATTACTTACTAATGGATGCATATTATAATGTTGGGAATTCGCCAATGTATCTTAAGTAAATATTATTACTAGAACCAAATTTTAATGCTTCAACTATTTTTACATTATATTGTTGAGACGAAGATATTTCAACAGTGCCATAAGCATTGTTTACTCCGCCGGACTGCGCTTGAGCGGAGTTGAGACCGTTAATTACTAATCCAGGTGCACCTGTTAAAAACGAATCTCCAGCATTTGTAATTTGTATGGAATCAATGCCGCACGGTAAATTGACTTTACCTCCCAAACCGCTACCTGTTATCGCAGTAACGTTTCTACTATTTAAAAAAAGTTGGGGAAGCATTGTTCCTGTACTTCCAACTAGCGTAACCGCAGTAATTGCTCCTGCATTAGCAGTTACTGTAAGTCTTATGCTTGGATAATCATCCACTGCCACAACATCTCCAGTTGTATAACCTGATCCGCCGCCACCTGCTGTAACTGTTGGGCCTTTTATGATATAAGTTGGAACTGCGGTTGGTGTAAACGATCCAGAAATTCCGCTAAATGTTATAGGAATGCCATTTGGATAAGCATTGGCTGTATATCCTGTTCCTTGATTTTCAACAGTAATGGACATAAGGCTTTCCCCACCTACTCGGATTCCATAAGATTCTGTTCCAGGAATGATCGGAAATGCTGCATCATATTGTATTGTTCCTCCAGCAGTTGTTGCAAAAGTTGGGTGCCTAACTGCTAGATTTCCAGGTGCTGCTTGAATTGCAACTCTTACTGTTGCATAACCACTTGCTGGCCAACCTTTAAATGTTAAAGTAGGATCTCCGCTTAACAAAAATTGCTGCATTGGACCATTTGCTAGATTAATATCAGCTGAAGCTGATTGTGTTCCACCATTAAAATAAACACCGTAAAATTTATTATAAAATGCGTTGGCAATAGTACTACCATTCAAATCATTTTGTACAGCAGTGGTATTTGTTGCAAGATCTGCACGTAATACAGAACTGTTTTGCAATTGTGTTAATTCCGTTTTAGCAATAGCTAATCCGGCTGCAATTGCTGTAAAGTTGTCTCTGAACCCCTGGCTATCATTATCCTCGCCCGCTACTGGGTAAGATGTTGTAATTGCTCCGTAATTTATTTGGCTTGTCATACTGTTATCCTATCGTTTCTAAATATAAGGTATTTATCGATACTCAAGTTGTCCACCGTATCGATTATGTACCTATCTGCGGTATAATCCAATGTTTTGAAATCAAAACCGCTGTGTGATATGTTTAATAATATATCTGCACTAGTTCCTGCTTTACAGTAGCATATAGGCACAGCCAACACAAATCCTAATTCTTCTTTAGTTCCTGGCTGTATACTACGCATCCATAATGGCAAATAGTTTCTTTCTGTAGATCCTACTGCCTTTAATCGCTGTCTCCATAAGCTAATACTATTTGGAAAATATACATTGGTATTTGAATTTGATGCTTGATATCCAGTATTGTCTACTGTAAGTATAGGCTCTGGGCGATTCAATCCAGGTTCGTCGCGTGTCAGAACATCTATACTTCTACTCCAGAAGTCCATACTGTTGTCTGATGTTATATTGTCAGATGCTGCTCCATTGAATTTAATTTGTGTTGGAAGATGTTTTCCATTAGATTCAGCAAGATCTTTCATTTCAACATAAACAACTTCATATGCAGTTAATTTAGTACCGGGAATAATTGCACTTGCAGATTTAACTGCACCAAATGCAAATCGTTTTCGTTTGTGATTTAGTGCAATTGCTGAAATATATTCTGTGGCTGATTTTGTTTCTATACCAGCATATACTAACATGTCTAAATTAATTTGAATTCCAAAATTAGTATCGTGTACCCGATATATACTGCTTGGAGTAAAAATTGAATTGTCGTTGATAAACGCTTTCCATGTTAATCTTTGAGATTGTTTTAAAAATGGTTTAGTCCTAATATTACTGTAACCAATGCTATTGGGTGTTAATATTAATAATGTAAATTGTCTAGTAGTAGCACTATAATCGTATTGATCTTTGGCTTGTATAGTAAAAACATATTTTCTATCAAATGTACTAGAATCGTTATCAAATGTTGTAAACTTTTTAGTGGCTACATGCGGTGGTTGATCATAAAAACGTGTTAACCCTAACTTACCAGTTATTGCATTATAAAATTGAGATACTTTGCCAGTGATTTCCCCGTCTGAGTTTAAAGTCAACCCTGGAGGTAGTTTACCAGATATCAATTTATATTGAACTACTGCATCAGTAATAGTACTGGATGCTGAAACTTTTAGTGTTGATACTAAATTAGCATTTATTGTTCCTAAATTACTATCACTATTCCATGTAATAACACTATCAATTTCTCCAATGATACCAATGGTAAATGTTCTTGAAGTTCTTGCAGAGTCGCCTTTATCACCTAATCTAATCGCAGTAATGGTAAAATTATAATTTTTTGTAATGGCTGGTTGGTAAGGAACAGCTCCGTATATTGTAGCAGTTTGTAAATCAAAAGAAGTACCAGCAGGTAGTGTACTTCTACTCCCAATATAGAATGAAGTGCCGTTTGGAATATCAATTGCTAAAGAAGAAACTACATAAAGACGATACCGATCATTTCCTATATCATTTACTGTTATGACACGATATAATTGATCAGTTGCGCCGTCGACAATGCCTTCAAATACAATATAATAATTAGGAAGAATAGTTCCTTTTACATTTGTCACTGTTATATAGTGACTATTTTTAATATTATCAGTGGGATCAACATTGACACTGGTACATGTTACTTCTTGATTTATATATTCTAAATTATAATATACATTACTTGGGTCGTAGAGTATTATTGGTATTGTTAGATAATTGTTGGCTCTAAACAATCCAATATTGGTATTAGTTAGCCAAGCAGGTTGTCTTAAGTAAGTAACATCAGCTGTAAATAATCCTCCGGCAAATCCGTCGCTTATAGTTGAGTCAGCTCTAAATTGATCATCACCTACAACAAATATTTTAAAGATACGTTGTGCATAATGATTACCGTCTGTAACTGTTACTTTAAATTGATAATTAACATTTAAACTAGATGGTCTAGAATAGGGTAAATTATAGTCGTAAAATACTTGATCATAAACATAGCTATCAAAACCATTTGACGGTCTTAATGCAAAATCATAAGATGCTGAATCATAGTATCCTTCGTCATATGTTCCTGTGCCGTCGGCAGGTTTAATCTTTGGTGCCGGCAAAATATAACCTGAAATAAATCCGTTACTATCCATAGTAACACCTGGCGGCAATTCTCCGTCACCGCTAGAAATAAAATATGTTAATTTTTGCCCAGCCGCAGTATCGAGATCAAATGCCTCTATTTGAAAATCAATATATGTTTTATCTAGTACATATAATTGCTCATGCACGCCAATGGCTATTGATCCTGCTTCGGTTATAAATGTAGGTAAGTCTGGCCCGTCTACTAATATTGAAAATGTCCTATCTGAAACACTATATCCTTCTTTGGATGCACGTATACAAAATGTAAAAAGCGTATAGTCCACTACTTCAAACGGTGTGCCAATTAATCTATTTCCGCTGATACGTAATCCTGGCGGCAACTTACCAGAAATAACTGAGTATGTAACTAAAAAATCTATATTAACAACAACCGTAGCATTATTATTGCCTGCAAGTATTGTAATTATATCACCGTCTTGATAACCCACGCCTGGATTGTTTATACTCACCGCTTGAAGGTAACCATTAGGGCTAAACACTTGTATAGTCATCCCTGTGCCTCTGCCACCCGTGGTATAAAATGATCCACCGTTGATAGGATAACCGGTACCAGCATTAGCAATCTGCAATGTTATTACTCCGTCTCCAGCAGTAGGTAATTGTTGATTGAAAACAGTTTGTTCACGTATAAATGCTTCGTATACTGTACCAGTACCTGGATGGCTTACAGGTTCTATTCCTGTAAAAGGGCCTGCCCTGCTACCAGTTGCTGTTGCGGTGAATATAGTATTAATGGCATTAGACTTTGCACCTATTGTTGTAAAATCAGTGGTGCCTACATTTTTAATTATATATTCTCTGCCAATAGTTAAATTACCCACAGGAACTTCTGTTCCAAACCCTGGAGTTTGGCCCAAATTATAACCAGATGGTTTAGTCCAGACGTCTAATGTCGGTAGCGGCATATTATACAAATGTTCCAAAATTGATGTTGTTGGCTATAGGGTCGTCAGAGAAAAACCCCATATCTAATTTATATCCGTGTGAATTGATTTGATATCCTGTTGGTTGCGTAAATGTTCCTAAATTAATATTCAATGAATTTGATTCAAACATTAATGATACAAACGAATTCAACGCCTCGACGTTGACACCAAAAACTGTAGTTTGTACATCGCCTGGCCCGTATATGTGATGTCCGTTTAGACCTAAATTTCCCCCAAGCAACGGAGCCGCATCATTTTCAACTTGAGTAAGCCCGCCTGTACTTGCAGAAGCAACCCATTTTAAATTATATTCGCTCCATGTTAACACTTGACCGTCTGTTGGAGGAGAAGTAATAACATCAACATCTAATAATTCTGATAACGGATGATCAGAAATGCTACTTACAGTACCTGAATTACCATTTATACTTCCAATAATTGTATTACTAAATGTCTTATTACCATCAATAGTCTGATCACCAGTGGTATATACTCCATTTGTCACAGTACTGGCATTGCCATTTATACTTCCGCTAATTGTATTTGTAACTGTTAAATTGGTCAAAGTTCCAACACTGGTCAACTGTGAATTTACTACAGTTGAATTTAAACTTGTTCCATACAGTGTATCGGCAGATGCAGGAACGGTAATATCAATAGTTCCGTTAAATGCAACTCCGTTAATATTTTTTGCAACAAGCAATCTTGAAGCAGTAGACGCATTACCTGTAGTTGAACTGGAGCTACCAGACACGTTACCAGTTACATTACCAGTTAAATCCCCTGTTACATTACCAACTACGTTTCCAGTGTGTAATCCAACTACGTTTCCAGTAACATTTCCAATAACATCGCCTGTGTGTAATCCTGTAGTGTTGCCTGTAACATTACCAACTACGTTTCCAACTACGTTACCTGTTAACGGCCCAGTGAATGTAGAAGCCATTGTTGTGGCATTAATGTAACCAGTAATTCCTATATTACCTGTACCTTGAATGGCAAAATTATTTAAAACTAAATTACCACCTAGATGTGGATCAATATCTTCAACTAGCTGATTAATAGAATCTGGAGTAAAAATTGTAACAGAATCATTGATAGTACTAACAGTTATGTTAGTGCTACCTGCAATTTTTCTAAACAGTAGTTTTTGACCAAACGAATTTAAATTGTCTGGTGCTTCTAATTTAAAAATAGGTTGGCCAAGTGCTCCAATATTGGACTCTTCAGTTGCTACTATAAGATCTAATGCACGAAAATTTTCATTAATTTTATTAAATGCACTTCGTAAGTTGTCGCCTGTGCCGTCGTTTGCATATGCACCGATGTTAATATTCTGAATAGTCATTGTCTGCTCCTGATATAGTATTTATCAAGGGTTATTAACCGCACTGATTAGCCAAAAATCACTGCTCATACTGGTGTTTTTAATGACATCATAGGGCATATAGAAGTAGCCATTGTCACCCCAGCCTGTTCCCCAGCTATTACGCACAATAAAACGTCCGTTGGCCTTGCCTGTTACTGGCATGGTATCGTCATATCCAACAATACAAACAGCATGGCCGCCAAGTAGCTGTTCAGTGACTGTATTAGGAAAAGGCATCATGCCAGACCCTGCTTGCCCGTGGGGTATATCTCCCCATGCACCTTCAAAACTAGCATACACGCTAAATCCAATAACAACTGGATTGCCTGCCGCCACGGCATTCTTAACAGCATTAAAATCTGTACAACGTTGGTAGCCAGTTACTTTGCGTTTTAGTGCATCGGTATAGGCCGCGGTTGCGGGTTTAGTGGCAAATTTATTTTCAATGTAGGGCCATAGGTTTTCTAATGGTGCACCTTTAGTATAGCATACTTTAATGCCGTCACGGATATACGCACCGGCGTCATAACGTACTGATCCTTCTAATACACGCTCTTCGTAATAGATAAACAAGCGACTAATATCTCGTCCTTTTGTAGGATTTGCTTTACGTTGTATTAATTCAATTTGTCCCGCAATGGCATTTCCGGTACAAGATCCAATTTGACCTTGATCTTCAATAGTACTGGCATATTGCCTTAAGTCAATTCTCGGTGCCAGTGTTACAGGAGCAAGTTGATAAATGTGATCTCTAGCATCTGGTGGATCAGGTAGCCAGCGATACTTGCCTAAAAAACTGGGATTAAAAATTCCCGATACATTGATTGTTGATAAGTTTACGCCTGCTGTTTTCATATTCGCTCCATTATAATCCAAATCTTGTATGCTCTGCCGCATAGTTGTTAGTAATATCTGCTTGACTTAATGCTCTGTTATAAACACGCACTACGCTCAATTTTCCGCCCCAATTATTAGTAGTCTCTTGGTCCCAACGACTCATCACATTGTATCCAACAACGTTTGCTGTTCCAACTGGGCTGTCAGTAGTAGCATTTATTAACGTTTGATTTACATATAGTTCAAGGGTAGTACCGTCATAGGTTCCAACTACATGGTACCATGCTCC